CGCAGTTGAACCTGCAGATGCCCGCAGGGGTGAATTCTAAATAACCTAAATATTATCATAGTGGGAGTATTATTATGCCTAGCGAAATTGCACAACAAATCGTCCAACAAATTTTTTCTGACGATAAGGCAGCAGCACTAGATTCCGTTACTAACGGTTTAGGTGCTGCAGCATTTGACGTTGTTCAGAAAAGAAAACTTGAGTTTGCGAAAGCAATGGGATTTGATTTGGGTGACACAGGTCAAGATGCTGCAGACGAACTTGCAGATAAAATGACTGATGATGTGGAACAAGAACTTCCTACCGACGAGTTACCTCAAGAAGAAACTACAGATGAAGACAATGAAACTGATAGCTGAAGAAATTACTCAGGTCGAATTTATCGCTGAGGAAACGGAAGGCAAGAAGAATTACTTCATTGAAGGAATCTTCCTGCAGGCGGAACTCGAAAACCGCAATGGTCGCATGTACAAGTTACCAACTTTACAACGCGAAGTTGCTAAATACGACGAGAACTACATTCAAAAAGGGCGTGCTCTTGGCGAATTGGGTCATCCCGATGGTCCTTCCATCAACCTCGACCGAGTTTCTCACAAGATTACCGCTCTCAAAGAAGACGGAAACAACTTCATTGGTAGAGCGAAAATTCTTGACACTCCCATGGGCAACATTGCAAAGAACCTTCTAGACGAAGGCGTCAAACTTGGCGTATCTTCTAGAGGCATGGGTTCTTTGGTTAAAAGAGAAGGATGCAACATTGTTGCTGATGACTTCATGCTTGCCACTGCTGCTGATATTGTAGCAGACCCTTCTGCTCCTGATGCATTTGTTGACGGAATCATGGAAGGAAAAGAATGGGTTTGGGACAATGGAATTCTGAAAGAAGCACGTGTTGCTGCTATCAAGAATGAAATTGACCAGGCAACTCTTATTAACTTACAAGAACGCAAAATTTCCGCGTTCTCCCAGTTTTTAAAGAGTTTGTGATTTATAAATAAATACAGACAACGCTAAAGCATAACGGAGTTCAAACAAATGGCTGAGACCCAACAGGAGTTAGATAACATGGAGCAAGTGTCCGAAGGTTCTAATCCTATTACCAAGAACGCAAAACCTGCAGAAAAGTCCGACCTCAAGGATGAATCTCAGAAAGTTCTTACGGTAACTTCGGATTCTATGGAAGGTGCAAAGGGCACCAAGAATGCTGGTGCTTCTGCTGCTAAGGCAGTAAGTAAAGCAGCTGCCCCTACGACCAAACCAAGTGACGCATCCGCAAAAATGGAGGAAACGGAAGATGGCGAAGAGGAAGTCCTCGCTGAAACCGAGTACGACTTTACTGAGGATGTTGACGCTCTTGTCGCTGGTGAAGAGCTCAGCGAAGAATTCCGTGCAAAAGCAGCAACAATCTTTGAAGCAGCAGTAACCGCTAAGGTTAATGCTGAAGTTGCAGCGTTGCAAGAGGCATTTGAATCTACCTTGACTGAAGAAGTCGAAAAGATTCAAACAGAATTGGCCGAGAAGGTTGACGACTATCTCACTTATGCTGCCGAGCAGTGGATGAAGGAAAATGCTCTCCAAATCGAGCATGGCATTAAGACTGAGATGGCAGAGTCGTTCTTCAACGGTCTAAAAGGTCTCTTCTTAGAGCACAATTTTACTGTGCCTGAGGAGAAATTCAACTTGCTTGACGGCATGGTTGAAGAGCTTGATGAGATGGAAGCTAAACTCAACGAGCAAATCGACACCAATATCACTTTGAATAAGCGTATTGGTGAGTTTGTAAAAATGGAAATTGTGAACGAATGCGCTGTTGGTCTCGCAGAGACGCAGAAAGAGAAGCTCGCTTCTCTTGCAGAGGGTGTTGAGTTTGAAACTGAAGCAGATTTTCGTAAGAAAATCGAAACGATTAAGGAATCCTACTTCACTAGAAAGGCTGAAACTGCATCTGCAGTTGAACCCACCGAAGAAGCTTCGGAACCCCTTGTCGAAAGCACAGTAAGCGGTTCGATGTCGAAGTACGTCGATGCACTCGCTCGCTGGTCCAAATAATTGTAAACCCTAAACTACTTACTTTCGGAGAAAAAAATGTCCTTACAACAACTCCAGGAGAAGTGGGCACCCGTACTGAATCACGATGCTCTCCCTGAGATCAAAGATTCCCATAAGCGTGGTGTCGTTGCACAACTCCTCGAAAACCAAGAGAGAGCACTGACTGAAGAGTCACGTATGCTTTCGGAAACACTCGCAACTGCTGGTACAGGCGGTTTCGGTGCAGGTGCAGACGCTCCTAACGCAGGTTTCGACCCCGTTCTGATTAGCCTCATCCGCCGTTCGATGCCTCAACTGATTGCATACGACGTTGCAGGCGTTCAGCCTATGACTGGTCCTACTGGACTGATCTTTGCAATGCGTACTCAGTACGGTTCTGAGCGTGACCCCTCTTCTGCTGATTACAGAGAGGCAATGTTCAACGAGCCTAACGCTGGTTTCTCTGGCGGTCAGGGCACTGGACTCGCTAACTACGATCCTACCGCTACTGGCGCAACCAACGATGCTGAAGGCAGCAACCCTGGTCTCCTCAACGATAGCCCCCAAGGCACCTATGAGCTGACTGGCGATGCTCAAGGCATGAACACAGCCACCGCTGAAGCACTTTCGGACGCTGCCACTGGCACCGCATTCCGTGAGATGGGATTCAGCATCGAGAAAGTTAGCGTCACTGCTAAGTCTCGTGCCCTGAAGGCAGAGTACAGCCTTGAGCTTGCTCAGGACCTGAAGGCAATTCATGGTTTGGATGCTGAGCAAGAGCTCGCTAACATCCTCAGCACTGAAATCCTTGCTGAAATCAACCGTGAAGTTGTTCGTACCATCTACACCAACGCTGTTGCTGGTGCTCAGAACAACACTGCTGCTCCTGGCATCTTCGACCTCGACGTTGACTCCAACGGTCGCTGGTCTGTTGAGAAGTTCAAAGGTCTGCTGTTCCAAATCGAGCGCGATGCTAACGCAATCGGTCAGCAAACTCGTCGTGGGAAGGGCAACATCCTCATCTGTTCTGCTGACGTTGCTTCGGCACTCGGCATGGCAGGCGTTCTGGATTACACCCCTGCTCTCGCTGGCAACAACGGTCTGACTGGTGTTGACGATACCTCCAGCACTCTGGTTGGTACTCTCAACGGCAAGATCAAGGTCTATGTTGACCCCTATTCTGCAAACGTTGCTGACAAGCACTTCTACGTTGCAGGTTACAAGGGCACCAGTGCATATGACGCAGGTCTGTTCTACTGCCCATACGTTCCTCTCCAGCAGGTTCGTGCTATCAACCCTGACACCTTCACTCCAAAGATTGGCTTCAAGACCCGCTACGGCATGGTTGCGAACCCCTTCGCTAGAGGTCTGGCTCAAGGTTCTGGCGTTCTCGCTGCTAACACCAACCGCTACTATCGTCGCGTACAGGTTGCTAACCTCATGTGATATAAATACTTCCGTCCGTGTGAAGGAAGTGGGGGGGTCTTCGGACCCCCTTTTTTCATGCTCTAAATATTACAGGTGATTGATGATTATGATTATTAACGCAGCGGTAAAAGATTTTATTGGGATTTACGATACTGATATTGATACACAACCATTCATAGACTATTACAATAGGGCAGAGCAATCGAATGTTATTTGGTCTCATAGAAACGCGATAGAAAGAAGAGACTCAAAAGCATCGTTAAATCTTCACAATCCCGATGTATTATTAATGAATATTCCAGGTCAAGAAGGTGCTCCCGAATATGTAAAAAAATATAATGATATTATTGAAGAATGTATGGATTGTTATGCAGATACATATCCCCATCTGCTCAATTATCAATTTCAAACACTTCACATCAATATTAAAAAAACAATACCTAAACATGGGTATCATATTTGGCATTGTGAAAATAATGATGCGGGTTGCACAAGAAGATTGATTGCGACTATGTTATACCTAAATGATGTTACAGAGGGAGGTGAAACAGAATTTCAATATCAATCTCTTAGAGTTCAACCCAAAGCAGGCAGAGTTGTAATTTGGCCAGCAGGTTTTACACACATGCATAGAGGAAATCCTCCACTCAAAGAAGAAAAGTATGTGGCAAATTCTTGGTTAGAACAATTTAAACTTTGAGATAAATAAGATTATTCGGAGATGATTTGAAATGATTATTGATGCACATATTGAAGATTTTATTGGTGTTTTTGATACTGATGTAGATTGTAAAATTTTTATAGATTATTTTAAATATATGGAATCTATTTCGCACTTCAGACGGCGAAGAGAAGATGTTCGAGCTGATGATTTAACGGGATTAAATTTTTTCCTAACTTTAAGAGATACATCTACTGTTGAATTTGCAGGAATTTACAACGACTCTATTGCAGCGGCGTTGGCATTATATGAGGAAGAATATAAATTTCTTGCCGATTATAAGTTTCAACAACATTATATCAACATTCAGAAAACTGTTCCTGGACAAGGATATCATGGATGGCACTGTGAAAGTCATGGAAATTGCAACACAAGAAGAGTCCTTGCTACCATGATATATTTGAATGATGATTTTGAGGGTGGTGAAACTGAATTTCTATATCAATCCAGAAGATTGAAACCTAAAGCATCCCGAGTTGTAATTTGGCCAGCAGGATTCACTCATACTCATAGAGGAAATCCCCCTTTAACTGGCGAAAAATACATTGCTACATCATGGTTAGAAAACACTAACGTATAACAAAATGGCAAACTGGTATCAAGACCAATTAACAAACAAAAACTTTCTTTCTCCAATTGGATTTTTATTCATTCTGGATAAAGCAAGTAAGGTTTCTTTTCTGTGTCAAAAAGCAGAGATTCCACCAGTATCATTAGGAGAAGTTAATATTCCCACAAGAGGTCTTGTACCAATTCCTGTTGAAGGGAATATGAGATATAGCGATTTTACTATTGAGTTTATTGTTGATGAAGACTTAGAGAACTATATGCAATTGCACAATTGGATGCGTGCATTAGGTACACCTCAAGAGTTTAGAGAAAGAAAACTCTGGAGAGATGAATACTCAGATACACCTTCTCAAGACCCCAGATTTTCTGATGCGACTCTTCAAGTCTTGAATAATAATAACGTCGCCAACTTTGACGTTGTATTTAAAGATCTTTTCCCAGTAGATTTATCAACACTTTCATTTGATGTCACTGGTAGCGATAATGATTACTTTACTGCTACAGCAACATTTAAATATACCCTATACGAAATCAGAAATGTAAACTCGCAGACACGGAGATGATTAAATTTGAACACCAGTGGGGTGGTGAAGATACTTGGTATACAAAATCAAAACGATGGGCAAACAAACAACGGTTTCCTATCAGTCATCTCGCCTTAGGGTTTATAGAGTGGTTGTACAAACATTGGGTCGATGGTAAAGTGGAGTTGGAGATGGACTCCGTTGACCGTCAAGTTGATGAAATTAAAAAACAATGGCAAGAAAATGAGCAACGACCAACAGTGGAAGAGGGACCTTCTAGCGTGCCCGACCTTCCCTCTCTCAGAATTAGAACTCCGTTTGTTGAAAGAGGGACCGAAGAGCCTAGCACAAGCATGGCATCTTCAAGCAATAAAGTACAGATACCTGACCCATGGGATTACTCGGGGGACTGGAACGACGCACAAATAGGATTTTATAATGAACTTAGAAACACTACAAGAAATGTGGAAGACTGATTCCGTATTGGATGATTGTCTTCATGACAATGACTCTTTAGCAATTCCTCAACTTCACATGAAGTACATGGAATATCATAATACTTTTTCTCTCATGAAACGAGAAAGAGAGATTGAAATGAAACGCCTAATCAAAGACAAATGGTTGTATTACAAAGGTAAAGCACCAGCGGCAGTATACAAAGAGATGCCGTTTGACTTGAAACTTACAACCAAAGAAGAAATTTCAATGTTCATTGAAGCGGATGATGAGATTGGAAAACTTCAATATAAAATAGGATACATAGAACAGGTTCTCTTCTTCCTTGATGGGGTATTACGACAGATTAATAGTCGCACCTATCATATCAAGAACGCGATTGAATGGAAGAGATTTCAAAATGGATTTTAAATTATGAGATATGGAAACTTCTATCGAGTAGTTGAATTGTCCCCAGCAGCAATGAATGTTGTTCGGTCTGCAATATCAACAAACGAATTAAATTTTAAAGAAGCAAAGACTCAGAATAAAAAGAATAAAGGTGAGCATAGGAAAGGTGAGATTGCCTGGTTGTATGACAATCAATTGAAAACTATGCTATTTGAAGTAGCTCAACAAGTTAATAAAGTATCTGGATGGAATTTAGATATCCGTGGATTAGAACCTGTGCAGTTTGGTATCTATCCTGAGGGTGGACACTATAAATGGCATGTTGACCAACACAACAAGGTAGATAACATGGTCAGAAAAATCAGTATGACCTTATTTTATAGTGACCCCAAGGACTATGAAGGAGGGGAGTTTGATATTGAGATATATAAACCAGAAGTAGAACCAAGATTCGATACTTTAAAACTATCGAAGGGTTCTGCGGTTTTCTTCCAAAGTGATCAGTGGCACAGGGTTAGACCTGTAACATCAGGATTGCGTAAATCTCTTGTAGCATGGTTTTATGGACCTCCTTATTCGTAAGAAGAACGAAGTTTATCTTAAAGTTGAGGCAGAACCTCACATCAATTATGAGTTAGCAGACTTCTTTTGTTTTGAAGTCGAGTCTGCAAAGTATATGCAAAAGAATCGTCGCTGGAAAGGTTGGGATGGAAAAATCCGCCTTTATTCCCCAGCGACGGGAGAAATTTATTGCGGTCTCTTAGACTATCTCTTGGACTGGGCAGATGAAAAAGGTTACAAGTATAGGATGCAAGACTGTAAGTTCTTTGGCCATCCTTTAGACCAGAATGATTTTATTACTCCTGAGGGGGTTGTAGGTTTCGTAAAATCTCTGGGTCTACCTTATCCCGTTCGGGATTATCAGTATAAAGCGATATACGAGGCACTAAAATATAACAGACGACTTTTATTGTCACCAACAGCTTCTGGAAAGAGTCTGATGATTTATGCATTAGTCCGCTTCCATGTAAACGCCGACAGGAATGTCCTCATAGTAGTCCCTACCACCAGTTTGGTAGAGCAGATGTACAAGGACTTTGAGGAATACGGATGGATGTGTTCCGAAAACTGCCACAAAATATATGCGGGGCAGGAAAAATACACGAAACATCAGGTGGTAATTACCACTTGGCAATCTATCTACAAGGAACCGCGTAAATGGTTTGACAGGTTCGATGTCGTGATTGGTGACGAGGCACACCTTTTCAAAGCTAAATCTCTGACTTCTCTGATGGGTAAGTTGCATGAGTGTAAGTACAGGATTGGATTTACGGGTACGCTTGATGGTGCAAATGTTAATCAGTTAGTTCTTGAAGGTGTCTTCGGTAGATGCTCACAGGTTACCAAAACTGCTCAACTAATGCAAGCAGGGCATGTTGCCAAACTGAAAGTAAAGATTGTTCTTATCAAGCATGAGGAAAAACTTTTTGAAGGGTATCAAGATGAAATCGGATACCTTGTAGAACATGAAGGTAGGAATAAATTTATCCGCAATCTTGCGTGTGATTTGAAAGGAAATACCCTGGTACTATTTAACTACGTAGAGCGTCACGGAGTCCCTCTTTACGAAATGATAAATAGTCATACAGACAGACCAGTACATTTTGTACATGGTGGTGTAGATGTTGATGACCGTGAAGACATCAGATTGCTAACCGAACAGTCTGACAATGCAATCATTGTTGCCTCATATGGCACCTTCTCTACAGGCATTAACATTAAAAATTTACACAACGTTATTTTTGCCTCTCCTTCTAAGTCCAGAGTGAGGAACCTTCAATCAATAGGTCGTGTTCTAAGGAAAGGTCAAAATAAATCACAAGCAACATTATATGATATTGCAGATGATATCTCTACTGATAGAGGTAACAACTATACTCTGAATCATTTGATGGAAAGAGTCAAGGTATATAACGAAGAAAAATTTAATTATGAAATCATAGATGTAAAAGTAAAAGCTTATGATTAATTACGCACGACACGACGAAGATTTTCATGGAGTATTCAAACTTCTCAATGGTGAAGAAGTGCTCGGAAGAGCTCTAATCACTGAAGATAATGGCGAATCTTTAGTGTTTATTCAAGATCCAGTTTGTACTCAAATAATTACTAAGGAAACTGAAGAAGGTAAAACTGTTCGTGGAATTGGATTTGCTAAATGGATGCAATTTTCCGATGAAGAGTTTTACATAATTCGAGAAAAAGATATCCTTACAGTTACTACTATGAGTAAAGAAGTAACCCTTCTATACGAAGCATTTATCTGTGGAGAAGATATTGATGAGAAAAAAGAAAAACGAAAAGTAAACCTAGAACCATCGATGGGTTACCTAGGAAAAATTGATGAAGCAAGAAAACTCTTTGAAAGAATCTATAAAAGCTAGAAGTTCTCTTGAACCCTTACATGGTTATTTTACATGGATTTGACAACTTTGTCAAGTATGTTATAATGTACACAAAAGGAATATCATATGAAAACTGCACCTAAAAAACAAAAACAGCATTATGTAGATAATCAAGAGTTTCTTGCTGCTATCGTTAAGTACAAGCAGAAAGTTTATAATGCCGCTGTAAAAGAGATTCCAGGTCTTGCTGACATGGATGATGATGAGCAGTTTAATGTATTGAAAACTTGGAAGAGTCCAAATAAACCCAGAGTAGGAAACTACATCGGGAGCTGTTTTTTGAAGATTGCGACACACCTTTCATATCGTCCTAACTTCATCAATTACATGTACAAAGATGATATGGTATGTGATGGGATTGAAAATTGTATTCAGTATATTGATAACTTTAATCCTGAGAAGTCAAAGAATCCCTTTGCTTATTTCACACAGATTGTATACTATGCTTTTCTCAGGCGTATCGCTAAGGAAAAGAGACAGATGGATATTAAAGATAAAATCCTTGAAAAGTCTGGATACGACCATGTATTCTCTATTGATGGGGACAGTCATGCAGATTACAATCAAATCAAATCTCGCGTTGAGTTGAATACAAAACGATGACAGAACAAGAAAAGAAAATCCTGGCACAGATGCAACTTGCTAATGTGACCAAACTTCTTGACGGCAAGTTACAACACTTGACATGTAGTGACTATAGTGGTAAAGTTAGACGAAAGTATGTGATTGAGTATGAAGATCCTTCTGATAACTGACCAGCACTTCGGTGTTCGGAATGACAATCAGCATTTTATCAATCACTATAAGAAGTTTTACAACGAGATAGTTGTACCTTTCATCAAGGCATCTAAGATTGACACAGTGATTGCTCTTGGTGATACCTTTGACAAACGAAGGTCCATCAACTTCATGTCTCTAAACGAGGCAAAAGAAATGTGGTTTAATCCTCTTGAGGAAATGGGTGTGCGTATGCACATGTTGACGGGTAATCATGACATCTATTACAAGAATACCCTAAGAGTCAATGCCCCTAGAGAACTACTGGGAGAGTACGGAAACATTACCGTTCACGATAGTCCCACTACTATTGATTTTGGCGGTCTTGATATACTGCTTCTTCCTTGGATTTGTGATGGAAACCGAGATGAGTCATTACGAGAAATCCAGACTAGTTCTGCACGGGTCTGCATGGGTCATCTTGAGCTTAACGGTTTTGAGGCTCATCCTGGGCATGTGATGGAAAACGGAATGGATAAGAATATCTTTTCTAAGTTTGATAGAGTCTTTAGTGGACATTATCATATGAAGTCTAAGAAGGATAATGTTACCTATCTCGGCAATCCCTACCAGTTATATTGGAATGATTATGGATGCAAGAGAGGATTCCATGTGTTTGATACTGAAACTCTCAAGACGACTTTCTACCGAAATCCCTTTGATACTTTTCATAAGTTGTATTATAATGGTGGAGTTACTCTACCAGATGAGAATGAACTTAAAGGAACATTCGTCAAACTGATTGTAGAGGACAAAGGAGACTATGCAAAGTTTGATTATGCAGTTAAGCAGTTGCAAGACATGTCTCTTGGTGACCTCAAGATTATCGAAGACCTTAGTGTAGAATTAGAAAAATCTGATTCTGTACTGGAAACCGAAGATACCATGACCTTGTTGGACAACTACATAGATGAAATAGACCTCAAAGTAAATAAGTCCAATATCAAAAATGTAATGAGGTCTCTGTACATGGAAGCATCAGAACTATAATGTTTATCCTAACAGACACAAAAACAGGAGGCATATATGCCGTTAAGACAAAAGACCAGGTTAATACTGTAACTGTTTTTGAAGATGAGGATGATGCTGTTCGATATATCGAACTTTTAAATGCCGAAGATTATGAAGATAATTTAGAAACCATGGAAATAGATATTGACATTGTTGTCAGTAACTGCAATACTTATGGATATGGATATTCTATTATTAGTAAAGACGACCTTATTGTTCCCCCGTAATGATTACTTTTGAAACTATCCGCTGGAAGAACTTTCTTTCGACAGGTGACCAGTGGACTGAGATTGATTTTTGTGAGTCTCCATCAACTCTTATTGTAGGTTCTAATGGCGCAGGGAAGTCCACTATGTTGGACGCCCTGTGTTTTGGTTTGTTTGGCAAAGCATTCCGAAAGATAAATAAACCGCAGTTGGTTAATAGCATTAACGAAAAGGGTCTCAAGGTAGAAGTTACCTTTTCCATTGGCAAAGATGATTATCGTGTGTTCCGAGGTATCAAACCAAATGTGTTTGAACTTTATAAAAACAACAAACTAATAGACCAGGATGCAGCAACCAAAGACACCCAAAAGTATCTTGAACAGTCAGTCCTCAAGCTCAACTTTAAATCTTTTACACAAGTTGTCATCTTGGGAAGCTCAACATTTGTACCGTTCATGCAACTGCCAGCGGCTCATCGACGGGAAGTAATCGAAGACCTGCTTGACATTAATATCTTCTCCAACATGAATGGGCTGTTGAAGGATAGAATCCGTACAGCACAAAGTCAGAGTAAAGATTGTCAGCATATGTTGCAACTCTCTGAGGAGAAAGTGTCGTCTCAGGTAAAACTGATTGAATCTCTTCAGGAAGTTAATGACTCTCGCCAAGAAGAAAAGCGAAAGCGTCATGCAGAAAACTGCGACAAGATGACTGGTCTTGTTGCTCAAAGACTTGAAAAGAAAGCAGAAGTAGAAAAACTTGAAGCGACTGTTGTTAAACCCGAAGAGCAACGTAAGTTTGTTCAGAAGATGCGACAAGAGCAGGCAGACAAGAAGTCTGAACTGAAGATTATTACAAAGGACCTGAAGTTCTTTAAAGAGCATAATGTATGCCCCACATGTGAGCAAGACATTGATGCAGACTTTAAGAAAGATAAGGTTGGCACCATGACCAAAGTTGGTAAGGTTCTTACCAAAGAAATCTCTCAGTTTGCCGATGACATTGAAGAGGCAATGAAAGTCATCACCGAGATGGATGACAACTGTGCAAAACTATACGAACTTCGTAGTGATTACACTGCCCTTGACCGAGAGATTGTTCGTATTGAGTTTGAGAATCTTCAAATCTTAGACGAGATTAGTAAACTCAATGACCGTCCTAATATTCAGGACCAAGAAAGTACACTGAAAGTTCTTCAAGAACAGCATCAACAGACTCAATCTGATTGTGCATCTGTTAGCCAGAGACTAGATGAGTTCCAAGTCGTTGGTTCTCTCCTCAAAGATTCTGGAATCAAGAGTCAGATTATTAAAAAATATATCCCAATCTTTAATAAACTGATTAACAAGTATCTTCAGTCCATGGATTTCTTTGTCAACTTCACTTTGGACGAAGAGTTCAACGAAGTTATCAAGAGTCGTTTCCGTGATGAGTTCTCTTATGCTTCATTCTCTGAAGGCGAAAAGCAAAAGATTGACCTAGCACTTCTGTTCACTTGGCGTGAAGTTGCTCGTATGAAGAACAGTGTTTCCACCAATCTTCTGATTCTGGATGAAGTATTTGATAGTTCCCTTGATGCTTCTGCTACTGGAGAACTCCTGGCAATCTTAAGAAGTCTTGGAAATGGAACAAACCTGTTTGTTATTTCGCATAAAGGTGATATACTGGTTGACAAGTTCCTCAGGACCCTTAGGTTTGAAAAAGTTAACGACTTTTCCAAAATGTCTGACGAGTCCTAAATATTCTTATCTAGTATCTA